GTTTGTTCAACTTCTTTTAGTTTTTTAGCTGAACGAGTACTACCCAATGTAGCTTTAGCCCAATTATAATGAGCTAACACTGGTAAATTATCAACTGTCCATTGAGCAATAGCCGTAGGTGTTTTAATAAAAGGAACCAATAATCTAGAAACTATTTTTATAGGATCACGATAAGCATCTTCGCTTGATCTGCTCCACCTAGAAAAGTCTCTAGCTAATCTAGATATTACTTTATCTGCATACTCTTGTTGATACACCATCGAGAAACCCAACTCAGAAGCCTCGTGAAACTCTTCATTCTGTGCCCAAGTCAAAACATCACCATCTCTTTTTAAGGCTTCGCTCATTCTCTTTTTAGTAAACTGATCAAGTGCCTTACCTTCTAAACCTTTAAGTAATCCTTCTTGCATAGCTTGTGAACGCAAAGCTCTCATAGTACCCATAAATACAAAAGGTTGATCGAAAAGTCCCATCACTCTAAAACTGACAGAAAACAATGGGTCTAGCATTTTACCTACAGCTGTTGTAGGTTCTCCTTCTACTGTTTCTTCTAAAAACTTCCTGAGTAGTCCTCGGTTTCTGTCGCTGTCTACTCCGTACTTATTAACCATTCTTTGTAGTTGGTCTTTGTTTTTAAAGTTTAATTTGATTGGACCTTTCTTTAATGCTTCTGTTTCTTGTTTAGCTGTCTTTTGAATTAAATCTTCTTCGTGTCTTCTAAAAGCTTTAGCGTTAAAAGCTCCGTGTCCGTTTTGTTTCCAAGTGGCTTTTAATATGGTTAACATATCCCCCCAGTTATTAAAGTATTCACTAGTTGCCTTTAGTTCTTGCAAAGCTAGTTTCATCGCACTTACTTCTGGACCGTATACAGCGTCGCCTTGTGCTTGCCTAATCTTTATTTCGTTGTACTTCTTGAGCATCTGTTTAAATGGTAGATACCCCATATTAAACGAAGCGGATAAAAATCCTACAGTCCAAGTTCTAATACTAGCAAGCATAGCGTTTAACCTAAACTTCTCACCAGTTCTTAATAACAACTCAAATGTGCCCATTTCCTCCATACCGAAAGCATCCATCTTGCTTAATGATTTTAAGAACTGAACAACAAATTCGTTATATGCAGCAGCTTCTTCTTCTTTTAACTTGTCAGTTAATACTTTCCTAGCTGCTCGTGCTTGGTCTTTTAATCGCTTAATATCAGCAGGTACAGTCTGGGCTTTCTTAGCTGACGCACTTAAGTACTCTCTGATCTCAGCTATAGATTTATCTGACATCTCTTCAAGCTCTTCTATGGTATGCTTTAAAGAATACTTTTGATATATCTCTTTTGATATAAAGTTTCCTAATATACGTTCACGCATAGCTGATATACTATTCCCCAGCTCTACACGTATCATGTCTACCAGCACTTGTTTTTCGTTCGGGCTTAAGTTAGTAATTCTTTTTGATATATCAGTTATTACATCTTCAACTAATTCTTTTTCCGTGCCTCCTTTAACTGCTTGTTTTATTTTAGCAGTCAAGCCTTCTACTTCTTCGGATAAAACTTTCTGTATCATTTTATCACGCTGTGGCATAGATTCTAAAAACCGTTTACCAAATGCACCCTCTTTAAGTTCGTTTAAAATCCTTGTAGCTTCTGCGGCTTTTTGTGGGTCTAAGTTTTTAGCTTCGCTTATGTCTTTAATTAAAACATCAATAGACTCTTTATATTTCTCTGGGTTATTAAGTATATCTTGTAAGTTATCTAATGTTTGATTTACTTTCTTAACGATTGGTTTACTAACTTGTACAGCATCTGTGAGGTTTTTAGTAAGCCTCTGAGAAAACATATCTAACGCTGCTTTATTAGTGCCTTTATTTAAACGTAATGTTTTTAATACTTGGTTGGATATTCTTTCTTTGTACTTCCCCCATATTGTATCAATCGCATCGTCTACAGTGAGTCCGAACTCTTTATCGATTATCGATCTAAGGTCGCCTGTATTGGCTAACTCGTCAGCGTTGCTCAGTTCTTTCTTTAAGGCTTTTAGTATATTATCGTTTGTTAGCTCTCCGCTTTTTATTCCGTCTATTAAACTTAATAACCTATCTATTGATTCGAATTGTTTTTGAACAGCGGGTTTATATTTAATAGGTTTCCTAAAATTCATCTTAGAATTACCTTTAAAACTAACAAGAAGCTTACCAGATAAATTACCAGCCTTAGCTCGTAAATCTATCATCTTTCTGTACTTGATTAAGTCTTCTTCTAAGTTAAGTACATCTCCTTTTATACCCTCAAGCTGTCCTTGTAAATCTTTCGTTATACCTTTTTCAAGGTCTACATCAAACTCCGATAACCGCTCAACCAATCCATTTATTTTAGGATTCATTGTTTTATCTAGTTCTACATTTAATCGAACTAATCGGTTTACTTGATCTGGTAGGTCTTGTCCTTTATTTATGTAGTCTTCAATTTGATCTTCTGCAAACTTCGGTACACGTTTTCCGGTAATCCCGAAAGCCTCTTCACCAGTTTCCCTAGGTAGACGCATCTCAGCGATCTCACCAACACGACTAACGATGTTATCAGCTAAGTCTGTGCTTACTCCTTTACCTAATAAGTTTTTAACTGTGTTAACAATCTTTTCCCACAGCGTCATCTTAGGGGTATACTGAATACCTTTTAATGCTTGCTGTAATTTAACGTCAGTAAAAGCAAAAGACATAAACTCTCCGGGATTACTGATCCAATATAAGTCTGAGTCTGCACCTGCTTTTATAATATCATCACGCATAGCATCTGCTTTTTTAAACATGCGGAAAACTTCTGCTACAGGTTTAGGTATTCCTTTTTGTTTCAGCATACCATCAACCGCTTTTGCTCTAGCTGCTATGTCGTTTAAATCTATTTTATTAAATACATTAGCATCAAAGTGCTTGTATACATTGTCTACAGTTACAGCGTGGGTAGTCTCGTGTAATAACGTATATACAGGGTTTCTTTGTACTACGTTTGAGTTAATATCTAACACCACCCGTTTACCTGCTTGATCAAAGAAAGCTTCAGATTCTTCAAAACCTTTAGGTATCTTACCAGCAAAAGCCCTTTCTTCTATTTTAAAATCTATTCCCGTGTCTTTACCTAGGGCTAATAATTTATCTACAACATTACTATATTCTCCAAGCTCTCCAGCAGATAAATCTTTTAAATCTTGCAAGGCTGCACGTAAAGTAACAGGAGCTGCTGTTTGTTGTTTTGCTACTACTTTTTCAAGCAATACAGAATCCCTGAAAGAATCCGAAACGGACTGTTTAACACCAAGTGTAGTATCTATAGCTTCTCTACCTGCTCTTATAGGAAACACGCCTTTGACTCCTTCAAGCGTACCAACTCGTTCAGCTATTTTAGCAGCAGCTGTGTCACCTACAATAAACGGCATCTTCTCAATCGAGTCGGTAACAACAGCTCTTTTAAAAGTAGAAGCACCTATACCAAGTGAGAAATCAGGATCAACAGACTTGATCAGATCGTTTATATCATTAGTAGATAACTCACCGACAGAACCGTCTGCTCTTGGTCCAGTAAACACATCATCTTCAAAGGAATACTTATAGTCGTCTAAATTTAAAGCAGCTTCTCTAGCTTGCTCAGGTATCGCGATTTTAGCACTGATAGTTTGTTCTTCCGACCCGTATTTAAAAGCTTTTGAAAGTCTGTCTTTAACTAAGTTTCTTTCACCTGTTGCTAAATATTCTATATCTTTCTGGAAGTCCTGCCCCCACTTGTAGCCTTTAGGTAATCCCATAGCTGCCATTTGGTCTGCTTGTTCACCGCCTACAGGAGCAAAGTGTTTGGTAGTTTTATTTTTTAATGCACTACTAAACATAGTACCTAATGTCCTTTGTACATTTATAAAAGATAAATTTTTAGGTATATATACTTTATCAGTGTTGTGTGCATATTGAAGAGCTACTTGATATATTTTTCCCCCTTGCCCAGATCGACCTGTTTTTAAAGCACCTACTTCTACTAATTCTTTATTTCCTAAATCTAGTGTTATTAAATCCTTAACTTCATTTAGTGTTTTACTTAAAAACTCTTGATCGTGTACTACGACAGAAGTCCTGTAGAACGGTGTACCTTTTTCTAACCCGTATTGACCTTGCTCCGCTTTTAAAGGAGCAGTGATGTCAGTGTCTACATTTTCTGTGTCAATTATATCAAAGTGCCTCGCATCCTCTACCTTCCTGCCTGGAATTGTTTTAGGGATAACTTTACCTGCTCTAGGTGCGATTGTTTCTGAAAGTGTTCCGAAGTCCGTGCTATCAATTACAGGAGTTTTAAATAGTTCCTCAGTCTCCGACAACCCAGACCAAACACTTGTTTCTGGCGTTTCTACTCCTTTTATAACATCCAGCTGCCTTAATTCCTCCGCAGGTACATTATCCACCTTATCATCTATGGGTCGTATGTTAGTAAGTATTTCTTCCTTTAACGCAGTCTCTTCATCTAAACTTTCTTTTAATTGTTTAAGTGCAGCCGTTGCGTCCCCTTTACCTTCCGAAGCTCTTTTAACAGCTCTTAAAGCCTTAGCACGTTTAAAGTACATCCTTATATATTTGGCGGTAGGAAATACGAAATTAACACCACCACCTATAACTGCCCCTTCGAATGTGTTTGTTAATCTTTTATAAAGAGCTTCTTCTGCTTCTACATCATCAACATCTGTTGTTAGAAAATCAGCTACTGCACCTTTGAGTGCACCCTCTCCAGCTATTCTACCAACCGCTAAAGCTTTCCTACCTTTTTCTGTCTTACCGATTAATTTAATAACATCATCTGCTTTAGAAGAAATCTTAGTAGTTGTTGAAAATGTTTTAAGTACTGACTTAACCACGCCTCCCGGTCCTGCAAAAGCCGTAACCCAACTACCCATCTCAGCTGCTATTTCTTCAACGGCGTTCTCAGGTTTACCTAACCACTCTTCTTCCCAGTTAACTCGTTCGGTTATCGGGGTCACCCCCAAAGCGTTTGTAACGTCATTAACTGTATTAACTAAATCTTCAGCTGATCTTACACCTGCTCTAGCTACAGCTCTACCAGCCGTACCTACATCCGCTTGTTTAATATCTTGTAAATTTAATAACGTCCTTACTGCGGGCCCTGCTGCCCATTTAGTAAACTGAGACCAGTAAGAATCTTCGGGTTCATCTTCAGGTACATCAGGAGTAGGAGGCGGCGGTATCTCAGCAACAGTTGTCGGTTGTAACCACTCAAGTTGTTCCTCTTCAGGCATTGAAGGTTTTAACCAATCAGGAAGCTCTTCTTCTGCAGCCATCTTATCTGTTTTTGTTTCTAAGTATTTTCTCTTGTTCTTCCTTAAAAAACTTTAAGTGCTCTTCTTTAGATATACCGAACTTTGTATTGTATAAGTTGAACATAGGGAAGTCTTCTATATCCAAACTGGCGGGTGATTCATTATAGATTTTTAATTCTTTGTAAACTTGAGTTGCATCCTCTATCAACATCTCCGCACTTTCGTACATAGGTGTGTATCTAAAATCTAAGTCCACAGCCATATCAGGTGAAATTTCTCTAGGATGTCTGAAACCATAGAACTCTCTGATAGTTTGTAAACCTTCTTTTAACGTGCTGCTGTCTTTATATTCTTCTTTTAATAGCTCCCGCTCGACAAGTTCCGCCTTTTCAAACGCTTGTAATCTACCTTCTAATGTTGTTGGAAGTTCAGAGGCTAATAATTCGTACTTCCCTATTTTCTTCGGGAATTGTTTAGTGAAATCTGTAAGCCAACTAGTTAATACATCTTCTATGTTTTCCTGTGCTTCCTCTAGGTCCGGTATAGTTGGAAGCTCATATACTTCTCCTGCTTTTATATCTTCCTTTATTGCCCTCAACTTCCCGTCGAACCACTGTTTTTCAACTTTTTTATAATCCCTCCATCTGTCGGTTATATTAGATATAACTTTTGGGATTTGTTTTATAATCTTATCGTCCCTTTCTGGGTCTTCCTTTAAAGATGTTTGTAACTTTCTTAACTCAGCCATGTATTCATCTTGAAAAGGTTCAATACCTGTCTCTTTATATTGCTTTATAGTATCAGCTGACTCGCCCTCAAAAACGTCCATCTCCACTATATTTTTCAAAGCGTTCTCAAACCCTCTTTCGTAGTTCTTGTAAGTTTCTGTTTTCTCAAACCACAGATTTGATTTAGCTTCTCGACTAAGAGCGATAGCGTCGGCCTTTACTCTAGGGTCTGTTATCTTTTTACTAGCAAGTAATTCGTTAATATTGGTTTCTGGATTCAAAGCTAACTCAGCCTCTACTTCTTCTAAAGCTCCTTGCATCTCAGCTCTAGACATAACAGCATTTGATTTAGCTACTAAGTCTATTGTGAAACGTTGTATAGAACCCGTTGCGGCGTTCCAAGCTTCTTTATCTTTATCGTTATCTCTGTACTTTAAACCTTCTAAACTTAACGCGTTTACGTCTTGGCTTTGCATTAACTGCTGTGCCCTAGTTCTTGCGTATGTCTCATCCCACCCAGCGTCCAGTAAAAACTCTACGACTGAATCTAACTGCATCTGGTTTATTTGTTCTCTTCTTTCTGGGTTTTTGTCGTTTGATAAACCACCCATAACAGCAGAAGCAGCTGGCATATATAAGTTAGTTATTTCTCGACTGCGATCCCCAGCATCTCTCTTACTAGCTTCTTGAGCAGCTTGTATTCTATCCCTTAAAGGGGTGAATTGCCTAACCGCTTCCTTAGAACCGAACACTGGTTTACCGTTTATCCGTATAGTTTTTATAGAGTCCAACACTTTCTCAGCGTCGTCGTATCTATCTAAGGCATGTAACTGACCAACTACGCCAGCGTATCCATCTATTAATAATTTGTTTCTTGTTATCTTATCTATACCAGACTCAGTAAATAGTTCTTCATAATTAAGAGCGATGTCTGCTAATATAGATGTATCAAAACCTTTATCACGAGTAGCTGCTGTTAAATTCACAGCCAACTCATCTTGTAATCCTTGTTGTATTACTTGTTGTTTTTGTTCCTCATATTGAAGAGCTAATTTGTTTTTATACGGAGTAGTAACATAATCCCACAAAGCCTTACCAGCCGTACTGTTTGCTACACCCTCTCCTACTTGGCTTACTAAACTGTTCCATTCTTCTTGAAAGGTCTCGTCAACGCCTTGTAGGAAAGTAGCTCTATCTTTATAAGTCTCGGCGTTTACTAAATCAGCTTCTTTTGATTGGAGGCTAGGCAGCATCGTGTTATTGATGTGTCTCTTTAACAACGCATCTCTGTATGCTCTGTCTCTATTGGTTGTAGCTAACGGACTAAAGCCGTCTACATCTTTCTGTTTCTTTAACTCAGCTATAACATTCTGTTCTTCTACTAACTGAGCTTGCTCAATACCGATCTGTTTCTGAGTATCCGCTAATTGACCGTAGCTTTTTGCTACACCCATAAACGCATTTATTGAATCAGCTAAATCTAATGCTTTACTTCTGGGTACAGGAACAGCAGCAGCACGACGTTGTCCTACTGAGTATTGACCTAAACCGCCAACTGTTGGTTGTATACCGGGGACTTCTCTTGTCATGTTAGTTTCTTAATTTCTAATCCAGTCCTGTAGCCTTGTAAACCGCCACTTGCAATGCCTAATACATCTTGTAGACCGAATCCACGTGGCTTAACAGGTTCTGCTATAGGTTGGTCTATACTGATTAAACGTTGTTGTGAAGCTAATCCAATATCCTCAAGAGCCATCGCTTTGCCGACTCCTATCAATTCTTGTTGTCTACCTAGTGCTTCTCGTGCTGCTCCTAAGTTAGCTAAGTATTCACCCATAACAGCAGTAACAGATTGTCCAGCTACTCCTCTGTCTCTAGCTTGTTCTAAACCTACAGCTGCTTGTGTAGCTAATTCTCTCTCACGAGTTTGACGACCTATGGCTTCTTGTTGCTGTGCTTGTTGCATCCGCTCGCCTGTCATCTGACGTTGTGCACGTGTACGTTCCGCTGCTGCTGCTTGTGCTTGATAACGACGTTGCATCTCAGCTTGTTGTTTAGCTGCTTGATACTGCATACGGGCTTGTTGTCTAGCACCTATAGCTTGTGCACCTGAAGACAAAGCTCCTAACGCTAAACCTGCTTCTACTATACCACACATATCGTTACTTCCTCTCTAATATAAATGACAGATAGCCTTCGTACTGACAATCGCTAAACTCTGCACCTAACCACTCCAACCATTTAATACTCAACTTGTTACTACGCATCACATAGTTCGTCAGATAATCAAACCCATCTAACAGTTCCATCATACGTTCCCGTGAGTGTTTCAAAAAGAACTTCTTGATCCTTGGTAATCTTCTAGTACCTAATAACCAAGCACTTCCGATATTAGTACCTTCGATAGGAGCTACACCAAAAGAACAGTATAAGTTGTTCATCTCGTCCTTTACACTGTAACACTTTGTACTACAAGCGTAAGACATCATAACAGCATCTTTCGGGTGGTGCATAAGTCCGAGTATCTCTAACATGTCATCCTCCCGCAAGTCGTCGTACAGATCAACTGCATCCATATCACCGTGTGCTTCATCTATCCTAAGCTCCATATCTTCTACTACGTGATATAACCATCGATTCAAACTCTGCCGCTAATAGCTTAACTGGTAAAGCAGAATCACTAACAACTTCTATCTTTGCGTCGTTTGGTTGGCACTGAATAGGAAAGCGGAAGTGACCGTCCTGTGGGGTAAAAGCATTAAGTGTTAAGTTAGCACCGAGGCTGTCAGGATTGAATGCGTAGCTATACTTATCTCTGTACTTTGGAGTTACTTCAACAGTGAAGTGTCCGGTGTCTGCGTAGTTTATACTACCGTTACGAATCGTTTGGTAGGTGTAATCAGATGCACTTCTTCCGCCACGCTCTGTAGGTTGTTTAAGTGATTGATCGGAGAACCTGTACAACATATTGTACGGGATACCAGCTACGAAATCAGTAGATGTAAGATCACCACCAACCGTACCCGCTGTAGATGATGTCCTAGTAAATATCACTTTATTACCAGCTTTTGTATAGACTACTACATCTGTAGGATCGTACTTAAAGTCGCTTATTGTAGTAGTCTTAGAAGCAGCGTCGTAGCTAGTAGTTAATGTACTGCCATCCACTTTACTATCCAAATACAATGTATAATCTAAACCTTCGTCTGTTATACCGTCTTCAAGTGTAAGCTTCTCTAAGTGTAACCCATCAGTGTCTGCTGTGATTAAGTGCAAGTTACTGTCGATAAAGTCAAACCCTCGGATGTCACGACCAAAGGTGAACTTCATCCAAGCACTTTGTATCTTTTCTTTGTTCGACCAGAAGTACTTATATACAAACAATGTCTTAGCATCTTCTGTCGTACTCATGACAATAGTATTCTCTGCTTGAGAACCTACAATCTTTTGTACGTCTGATGTAATATACTTCGGTACTTGCTGTGTTATTTCTTCAGCATTAAATGTCTCAGTATTGTTATCTACAAAGTATTCGTATACTCCCTCAAAGTCATTCCGTTTAAATGGGAAGTATATATAGTTACCCAACGCTACTGGTTGTATACCATCTGATAGATCGTACTCAGTAACAGGAGATATAGCTACCGTCTTAGGTGATAACACATCTGCTCCACGAAGTACGAACTGTGACCCTTGACTGAATAACATCAGCTTCTCTTGGAATGGTACAGCGTGTTCAAGGATCGCTACCTTTGTGTGACTTAATCCTACATCGATAACTGCACTGTCTAGTAACTGCTGTGTGGTAGTACGGAAGAAGTTAAAGTATTCATCAGCTTCACTAAAGATAATGTTGCTGTCTGTAAGTATACCTAAGCGGTTCTTAAAGAAGAATATATCTCGTATCTGTTTACCGACGAATGATGGGAATGGATTGGTGTTGTCGTCCCCTGCTTGTCTAGTTGACCAACCTCCTCGTGCGTTTGTTTCAGTAGGGCCGTAGTAGAATGTACCCAACTTCCAAGTTAAATAACCGACTGTAGCTGCTGTATCTTTTGTCTCGTCTACCTCAGTCCATACATCCTCCCAATCAGTTCCTACACCCGGCTCCGTATCAGCAGCTGCTCTGTTTTCTACATCTAACCTATAGTAGTTACTGTTGTGCTTTATATATAACACATCGTTAGGAGTAGATAATCTAAAGTCTGTTATTGTAGTGTTATTAAAATAAGGCGTAAGAGTTACAGGCATTGTATCAGTTGTTAACAATGTATCTATACCTTCTAACGCACTTGTTTCTGATTCGTCTTGTAAATAACCAACTGTTTCTATCCAGCTACCTTCCCCGAAATTAGTCTTATCTTTAGTAGAAAACCGTACATAGTAGTCGTCTTGGTCTATGTCTGCATCACCTATTACTTTAACAGGCCCGAATCCATTAAAACATTTAACTGGTAATTCAGTAATGCTATTTACTTCTCTGTATACAACACCTAACGCTTGATCCGCTAGACCGTCTTCTACTCGTATATTGAATGGACCTTCTGTGCTTGTAAGTTTAATAACAGAACCTTCCAGAGTGGCCTCAAATCCTCCATCAGTAAATGATACAGTTGTTATCTGTACAGGGTCAGTGCTAACATTAGTTGAAGAGTTAAAGGTGGCGGGAGGTACGTAGTAATCTCTATCTCCTGTTTTTATTTCCTCCCATCCTTGCCACTTATTAAAAACGTCCTGTGGTTTTGCTCTCCTATATGCTTTATACTGTAAAGATACAGGATTAGATGGATTAAAGCCGCTGCCTTTCTTTATGTTCCTAGCAGCTGTTATAACACCTTTAGTTACTATTAACTCAGCTGAAGCAGTAGCAGCTCCTGACTGTATGATATTAACTTGTAGTTTTACTTGGTACTCAGTCTTAACTTTCCTTGTACTACTAGTAAAGGTTCTAATACTATTACCACTCCTCTTAACGGGTTCTGTTGTTTCTAAAGTATAAGTACCAGTAGAGTGTCCGCCTAACCAGCCGTCCCCTGTAGCAGATGGTCCCGAATTTATAGTAATAGCAGATACACCTGAGTTTGTATTAACTACGCCTTCATTTATACAGTCATACAAATCTCTAGCTATAAAAGCTGTATCAGCGTGGTTGCCTTTAGGTTCTACATTAGCAGGTCCGCTTATATAAGTAGCAGGTTGAACAGATGTATTACCGTGACTCGTGCTGCTGTAATCGTGATGCTGTCCTTGTAACGCTGTAGCTAAAGGTACTAACTTATCGTCTACATATATGGTGTAAGCCTTCTCGTAGTCTCCTAACTTAACAACAATAAGTGCTTCATCAGCAGGTGGTGTGGACTTTTGTTCAGCAGCTTCGCTCCTTTGTATAACTCTGTTTTTATTAACAAGGAATGTATAGTCAGCTACCGTCAACGCTCGTAAGTCGGCTAAAGGATTAGCTACACCACCTAACGATGCCTGTCCTCCTAAGCTCAGATAACTGTTAGCTATAGAAGTTACAGCTACTGATACGTTTGTACCGTCCCCTACATTAATAACACCCACACCACCTAACGATACATTTACGCAGTACTGGTTCTGTTCAGATCGTTTAACGAAGTGTGTGAATAACTTATCAGAGTCGGTACTATCTGTTGTTATCTTCTTCGTGTATGTAGTAGGTGGTCTTTTAACTAACCCCTCAACAACAGTAGCCCAAGCATTTATTTGTTCGTCACACTGACCGGGAAACCTGAGATTGTCAGGCTGTTGTGATACGCCCTGTGCGAGATTCGGTACACTGTTTACTAACAGAGGCATCTCTTATCGATCTATTACTCGTAATACGCTGTAGTTATCAAAGATAGTTCTGTCTGCATTTTCAGAGTCACTATCAATAGCCCGTGCTTTCGCTTCGATCTCATCCCGCAAAGCAAACCCTTCGATTTCCCTGCTTCCTAAGAATCGATTAGCAAAGATACGAGCTGCTTTAACTGTTATGTAGTGACGGAACTGCTCAGGCATATCTGTAAATGCTAACTCAAAAGTAATAGAGGCTTTCACCTCTTTCGTCCATACATCCGTGTGATTCTTTCTGTCGTATAACAAAAGTCCACGTTGTACTGGATCGCTGTCTGTATAAATTTCTGGGTCTAAGTCTACACGAAGCGTATTGCTAGGTAAGTTAATCTTAGATGTGGACGCATCAGGAGTAAGTGTATACTCGTGCTCCGTATTAAAGTGCCAACCCTCTGACTGTATAGCTTTACTGGTTTCGTCGAGGACTGCTTCTGCTTGAACGACTGATACAGGAACGGCTGTACCTCCGAGAGTATTAACCGGGGCTTCCCCGATAACACTGATCATTGTATTTACTGCATTTAGTTTAGTCGTCAGAGCCATGATAAGTATAGATAAAATAATCAGTGGAGGGGAGCGGAACGAATCACAGACCTCCCCAACACCGAGAGAAGAGCGTTACGCTACTAGTTCGATAGCACACTCAGGACGGAGGATTCCGTGACCCATAGCATACTTAGCGACAAATAACGTACCTTGACGCTCGATCTGATACT